GAGCATCAAACGGTAATAAATTATCAGATACATGTAATTCTCTATTAAAATTATAAAACACAGAATCACCGCTCGTATTAAATGTGGCAGCGTACTCTTGTTGAAATGTGAGTAAATCCAGAGTTGATCTGGCTAATTCAATTTCTTCAGCCATATCTGGTCTTACATTAGCGGCAGTAAATTGCCATGATTTCCATAACTCATTAGGCTCTTGGCCTTTACAAAATAGGTTATAAAAATCATTACTTACACCTTTTGGCGTACTTATTATTAACACAGAAGCTTTTCTTACAGGATCTGATGTCATAGGTAATACTACTTCTGTAAAAGCATGCTGTTTTATGAATGCGAATTCGTCAAGAACTATATAACTTGGAGAGGGTGAAATACCTCTTAAAGCATCAGGTCTATCAAATCCTTTTAAAGATATTTTAGATCCATTAACAAATCTTATTTCTAAGTCTATTTCTCTTGGTAAACCGGACATATGTTGTGGTGCAACTAAAGATTTTAGTGTAGTCCACATTGATTCTCTAATCATGGAGACGGTTGGACCAATTAAAATTGCTCTTCTATTAGGCTTTTCTAAAGCATGATGATAAGCTAGCACACAGGCTAAATACGATTTTCCTGTTCTTCTACCCGCAGCTACAATTTTAAATCGTGCTTTGTGATCAAAAACTTCCTGTTGGAAAGGAAATAGGCTTACTTCATACTTTTCATTCATTGCTTACCTTTATTATTATAATTTATTTAAAATACTTAATGTAATAATCGGCAAACAAATTATTATGTTCCCAATGTTTAGTGTTTCAATTAATAGATTTTATTCTATCAGATAATCTAATTGCTCGATCGCCAACTTGTTTCGACCAACGACTATCTAACATTTCAACAGAAGCTGTTTTCCAGTCTTCATCATGAATTGCTTTTATAAATTTCTTAAATTGTGATAATCTTGGAGCACCCATGTTGAAGCACATGTTAATTATAACTTGTTGAGCTTCTTGCGGCATGTCTTCTAAATTACCAAATACTTTTTTAGCTTCATCAATATATGTGTTTACATCTTTATCAAACACACTATTAACTCTCTCTTCAGAAACAGGGGTTCCAGCAGGAGCACCATATTCTTCATCAGTAGCTTTTACTAAATGACCAATACCAAATGTGCTATAACCTAAATGGTCCAAATACACTTCGTACTTAACACCTTCATCAATTTTTAATTGCTCTCTTAGTTTGTTGATATCCATTTGTTTCCTTTGCTTGAATTTTGTGATTTAGTTAAATACTGTAAATTGTTTAAAACATGCAATCCACTAATATTTACACCTTGTAATGGTACAATATGATCTACATGATATCCTTTAGGACAATTAATATAAAATTGTTTTATAGCTTTTAAATCAGCCCAAGGTACAGTTCTTTGTAATTTAGATGCTCTTCTTTTAGCATTATGAGAATTCATAACTGTTCGTCCTTTACCTTGCACCCATTTATACCATCGTTTAGCTTTAGATAATTTACCCTTTTTTGTAGTGTCATACATTTTAGAAATAGCGTTAACACAAGCTATTTTATAATTTTCATAACTATCAAAATCTTCTAATTTAATTCCAACTTTATTTACACCTTTTTTAGAAGATGGTTTAGTTCTAACATAAACACCTTTAGGCATAATTATTCTCCATTAGTTAAATCATTAATATTAAATTTTGTGTCTTCGAAATTCAATTGGAATTTAGGTAAGTCTCTCATATGGCTGGCTCTAACCCTAACGTTTAACATGTCATTCACACATTTAGGGGAATCCATAATGGATAATTGGAGCAGCAACTCAAAGAGTTTTGCAGTAGCTTTACTTTTAGAAGTAAAAACTATTTCTTTATGACTTACCAGCTTATCCTTGATAGTATTACTACCAAAGTAAGATTCCAAAGCTTTGCCATCTTTTGATGTGAACCCGATATAAAAGCAAGCGTCGGTATAATGCGTGATGTATACCTTATATACTTGTTCAGTACGTTTCGCCCCTTTATTCATCGGTGTTCTCGCTTGGAATTTTGTCGATTATAGGCTCCACAACCTTCTCGTCAATCGTCTGGCTTTTTTGCACAATAGTTAATATTGGCATATCTGAGTTTCCAGTTTGATGTATAGAAGTAGGTTGTTTTTGGAACGCATATTCTAATAGCTTTTCGGCTATTCTAACTCGTAAATTTTGTGATTTTGAATCTTCTTTGCCTTTTAAGGCTTTTAGTTCTTTGTTTAATATATCAATAGGATCTAATTTAAGCTTTCTAAGCTTGTCAATAGTGGAAAGCTGCTTAGTTAAAAGTCGCTCTTCTGGAGTTTGTGCTTTACGTCCAGCATTAGGTCTATATCCACCTCTTCCCATTGTTTATCCTTTATTAATTATTAATACTTCGAACTGTGTACTGTAAGGGACGAGTATTGAAAATAAGGCTTTTTGGACCCATATTTCAGGATCCAAAGCCTCAATTGTCAACTATTCACCATCAAAGGGAATAGGCTTATCTTGATCTATTAGCTTATTCATAGGTTATTTTCTCGCTTTCTTTTCTTTATTTTAGTATTAATTATACATTCTTTAAGCTTTCGTACGCGCTTTTCTGAGGGTTTTTCATACCTAGAGTTTTCACGATAAGCCTTAAGAACATTTAATTTAGTACTTTTTAGCTTCATTAGCTTGATTGCTCTTTCAAGATTACTGTCTTTAAGTTGTATTGTAAAATTAACTGTCATACATTACCACTTAAAATATTAACTGAATTAACACAGTAAATATAAAACCTAAAATAAAACCGATTAGGCCCTCTCTATAAAGAAGGCACCAAACTGACATTTTATCTTCCATTTTATTACACCATGCTAACATGTTATATAACATTCCGTCAAACATACTTACTCCTATAGGTTATGCAAAGGCATATTCAGATCTTAAGATTTCTGAACTATCTAATTGTCCTTGCGTTATCATTGGTACTAGATTACCAGTTTCTTTTAAGTTATGCTCAAGTGGATTCGCATCAATTATTCTTTTAAATTGTTCACGAATTACTTGTTGCATTTCTTCAACGTTACATGCATGTGATCCATAAGAATCATGTGCACTAACGATATCAAAGTCACAAGCATCAATCACTAGCATTAAGTGAAGTGAATCGAGATTGTGTATTGAGTTTGGACTTATCGCAGCTTTAGCTTTACCAAGATTAAGCATTGGAACTTCCGTTTTAATCTTAATAGTTACTTTATCAAGCCAAGAAAATGTTTTATCGCTATTCATAACAAATAACCCATCACTTAACTCAATTCTTGTGCTTTTGTATTTCACATAATGTTGTGCAAATGGAAAGTTACTAATTAAAGTATTATGTGAATATTGCTTACCTGTTTTATTCATGTAAGCTTCACAATTATCTTTAAACAGTTTCATTGTATTTGCAACTTCAGGAAATTCAGATTCAATAGTATTATAAACTAAAGAACCTAAAGCTCTTGCAGCACTATGCTGTTTATTACTAAGGTAAACATTATTCATATCTCTTGTGTCTTCGATAATTTGTGAACCCATTCCTTGCTTACTTGCAGAATACCCGTACGTCATGACATTTCGTTTAACAATCTTACGCCATTCTTTATGAGTAAACTTAGCTTTATCCCAATAGACAATATCAGTTAGTTTAAGTTCTGCTTTATAACGTCTCTGATACCATCTTATTAGTTTCTTTTTACGTTCTGCACTTATATCGTTATTAAGATCAGCAACTCTCCATCTATTTCTAATCTTCTCAATAGACTTAAAGTATAAATTATAATAATCTAAAGATCTTGAATCTTCTTCTTTAGCTTTATTATGCATTAATGTTTGTACTGATTTAGCAACATAGCTATACATATCACCAGGTTTATTATCTTGAGTTTGTTTAACATTAACTAAATGACCATTCTTATGATCTTTAGCTAAACTCATTAACCATTGCAAGCCATTGTTAGATCCGTCTCTGTAACAAATAGTATGAGATACAAAGTCTTTAATATCTTTACCATCAACAAAGTGTTTATCTAACTTAGCTAACTCAATAACTGCTGATAAGAACTGTATAGGCTCAGCAGCTTGCATCCAACCCTTAGCTTCAGTTGGTAAATTACCATACTTAACAAAGTCATAGTAGTTGTCTTCAACAAACTTAACTCTATCAATATGGCTTAACTTATCTTCACCCCACATATTTGCTATGTGATGAAACAATTGAGCTTTACCATTATCACCTAAAGGTTTACCTTCATAAAATGAAAGCATTCCTTTAGCATTATCTGAATTTAACTCATTCAAATATGCAGATAGTGGATAGAAACGTCCTCTTGAATCACAAGTGTATTGTTGATAAAACTTCTTGCCAACATAAGGCTCAGCAGCTTTAAGAACTTGTAATGCTTCGGCTTTCTTTGCTTCTTTACGTTCTTTAGCAATTGTGTCAACACTGTTATGTTCAAAGCAATGTTGATTTGTTTGTAAAGCCCATTTGTATACTTCAAACACTTCAGAATTTACATAATATGCAATATTCTGTTTTTTGTTTGTAGCACTCAATACAATTGGTGTATTGTTGGGATTTACTTTAGCAGCAACGTCAGATTTACTATCCTTAATAAGCTTTATGCTTTCACCATTAGGATTAGTTACTGTACCATATTGCCAATCAGGCGCTTTATTAAACAATGGCTTAAAGGGATCATGAACTTCATTAAACTCTTTAACAAGTTTTCTTAAGTCAGATCTATTGTAACCCATATATACTTTGTAAACAGTTTTTGATTTAAAGCTTGATTCATAATCATTAACTAATTTTACAAACACCATATAGTTTGTTGCATAAGCAGATAACACAAAGTCACCTAATCTTGCATCAAGTTTTGCATTTGCTGGTAATCTGTAAAAGTTTCTTATTCTACTACCAATTGCAATTGCAAGTTGAACAAAGTTTTGGCCTTGTGTAGTACCTGTAGCAACAATGCTATAAGATAATTGAATCATCATATCATAATCCATGTTATGTTTTGCAATCATTCTTACAATTTCAGGTTTTAATGGGCTATCACTTTTATTAGCTAAAAAGTCATAACGATCATGCATTGTCTTTCTTAGCTTTATTCCTACCGGGCCTAGTGTTTCCAGTTTGCTTAATATCTCGTTGTCCATGTTGTTTTCTCCTATATTGATTTAGTTTATTCTCTATCTTAATTATATTATCTTCGTATTGTTGTAGTAGTTTATTTATTTCTTTAGCTTCACTCTGTAAATGTATTTTACCTGTTATTAGTTTCTTTTGCTTTTCAAGTAAGTCATTGATCTTACGTAAAAAAGTATTATCAATTATTAGTCTTGGATAGGTTATTATCTTTTTTAAACTCATATTCAGCCTCTAACTTTCTAACTACTTCATTTATTTGATCCATATCTACTGCAATATCATTAAATCCTTGTGATGTTAAGTTTGCATTAACAATTGATTGTAGTATTAGATTTCTTATTTTGTTTTGAGCTTCAAGTAATAATGCAAATAATATAAATATTGCAAACACTAATAAAGCTAGCATCCATATTGGCATCTCTAACATAATTATCCTCTTGTTCCTAGGTTATTTGAGTTTTTGTTTTTATCTAACATCTTTATAATACTTAAAGTTGGATTGAATTTATAATTGCCAATTGGTATACAACTAGCAACTATAAAAACAATAAAACTAATCATTATTAGTTTACCAAACATAATTAGCAGCACCATTTCCAAGTATTACAATTACAATTGCTAACAGTGTTAACTTTATATCTGACATTCTATTACCTCACTTTTAATACTAAATGATTTCATATCGTCAAATTGGTTACCTACTAAGATAACTAATTCACTAAACTCACTTAATGGTCTTTTAGGTTTATCTTCCATATCTTTATGTAAATGCTCTTGTACATAGTTTCTTTTTTTGTCATTGTTCATATTATTACCTCTCTGTTTTAGTTATTTATTGTTGTTTGATTTCTTAACGGCTTTTTACCTGCTTCAACACAACTATCAATTATAAAAAATGGATCGCTGTTGTTGTATTTTATTACTGCTAAAGTATGAGTACCAATTTCATGTAATGAGTTAGCACTTAATCCAGATTCTCTGCACAAACTGTTATGCATTGTACCACGATTAGCTAATGTTTTATTTTTACCAAACACATTATCATAATTTTCTTCTACATATTCTAGTATATGAGCATTTACTTTAGTAACATCATTATCAAAAATAGAATAACAATTTAGATAATCATTATCATATAGCACTAAAACTTTATGATTATCATCAACCATACACATAGTTAATTCAGCTAATACAAATTTATTAATAGCAGCATGATTATTTTTTATTACAGATTTTTTAGCAGCAGAAGTATAACCCGAATAGGCCACAGTTCCTACTGCAGCCAAGATTCCGATAATAGCAACTACAACTAAAAGTTCAATTAAAGTGAACCCTTTATTGTTTTGCTTTTTCATATATATCCTTATTTTGCAAATTGCATCATTGAGAACGGAACAGTCCATTTTCTATCTTGTCCAGTGTCAACAACAGCTTTTGAACGATTGATTTTATAAACTGTACCAAAGTGTGCAGGTCCAGTTGCTTTACCAAACATAACTTTATCACCTACTTTAAATGCAGTTGACATTTCAAGTGCTAAAGTCTTTTGTCTTGTTTTAACAGCTCCAATAGTACGATCAAGTTGATCTTTATTCATTGTAGCTATTTGTGTCCATATCTTAGCTTCATCGAAGTGGTCCATAGTGTTACCTCACATAGTTGGTTAGTTTATTTACGCCCCACTGTTGTGCAGAGTTTTTTAATTTTGGAAAGTGAACAGCAATTGCTTTAACAAATTGAACTGTAACAGATTTCCAATTTTTACTATTTATAAGAACATCATAATTAGAATAATCATGTCTTAATAATCTTAACTGATCATGATGTTTCTTAAACTTGATACTATTGTATTGTTTTATTGTTAATGTAAATTTAAACATTATATCCTCTCTTTATTATATTAATTACGATCTTGAATTAAAGTAATTATCCCAATCACCAACACCAGCATTTTCAGTAGGTTTTTCAGGATTTTTAGTTTGAGTTAAAGGTGATGGAATTACATCTAAGTTACCATTATTATCTTTTGCAATAACAGCTTTTGTCCATTCGTTACCATTAACAAATATATCTAATTTATTATTATTCATTGTACTCTCCTCATATTTAATTTCATGCTACTGGCAATCATCAGTCAGGTCATATAACCCAATATTAAATTCTATCGAAGGTGTAGATCAAAAGGGGATTACAAATTCACACGGGTCAATGCTGTTTATACGATTACTTTTTTTAGTAATTCACATTGTGATTGCCTCAGATTCGATGTTACTCTAGCCAAAGTACTACATTTAAAATTAATTAAATTTAAGGGGTAAGTTATTTTTTGCTATCCCAATCAAGAATATGTATTGTTCTTATCTACAATTTTTTATCGTGGTTCGATTTCCACTCAAGGAGCACCTCACGATGTCCTCTAACACTCTAGTAACGGTCTAATGACTTTGGCCTAGATGTGATTACTAATTTCTTA